GTCAACATACCGACAAGCATATGATTTACAATGGCTATACTGAGACTGCACACGGTTGGTCAAAGTTGCACACTAAATCAGAAGTGTTACACGCCGAAACAAACGCAATTGCAAAAGTTTCGCGGTCAACAAACTCAAGTGAAGGTGCAACGATGTTTATTACCCACGCACCATGCCTAGAATGTGCTAAAATAATACATCAAGCAGGAATCAATGAGGTTTATTACAAAAACGCCTACAGAAGTGAAAACGGTATTAATTTTCTAAAAAAATGTGGAATTCAAGTTATTAAGTGTGACGAGGAGTAATTATGAACAACATCACAAAAGTAGCAAAACAATTGGCAGAAGCAAATTTCAAACTTCCTAAAGCATACAAGTATGATCTTGTGTTGCGTGATTTTGATAACAAAGTTGAATTAATTGGTCTTGTTGATGATCCAACATATAGCATTGAAGACTTCCGTGGTCGTGAGATGCTATTTCCCAAAAAATGGGTAACACTAGAAGTTTTTGAACCAACTACAAAGGTAACTATATGAATGAAATTAAATGTTTTACCTTCAAAACACATCAAACTATCATGGGTGAAATAGTCGATGATGGCGATGTTGGATTTAATCTTAAACACCCAATGCAAGTGATTGCGGTGTCACCACGATCTGCGAATGATCCTGGTGGCGTTGGTTTTGCGCCATATCTTGCTTTTACAGATGAGTTTGACAAAGGCATTAATTTTAAGTATGATGATGTTTTAACTGTCAACACGCCCGTTACTGATTTACTGGAGCAGTATCGCAGAGTGTTTAGTTCTATTGAAATTGCACCAGCTGGTCTAAAGATTTGATGAGTAAATATTATACGAATGTTTGTGTTCATGGCAATCACATTCTTTTTCGTGGTGTAAATAATGGTCGGAGAGTGAAGAGCAAAGTCAAATACTCTCCGACTTTGTTTTTACAATCGAACAAACCTTCACAGTGGCACTCATTGTTCAATGAGCCATTGGAACCTATGACATTTGATACTATTCGGGAGGCACGTGATTTTGTCAAACGCTATGAAGAAGTTGCAAACTTTAAAATCTACGGTAATTCACGCTATGAATACGCATTTATTGCTGATACTTTTAGAGGCACTGTTGATTGGGACATTTCTCATCTCAGTATTGCTTTCATAGACATTGAAGTTGGCTCAGAGAATGGATTTCCTGATCCATACAAAGCAACTGAGCCAATCACCACAATTGCCATTCATCAATTGAATGGTATTACCACAGTATACGGTTACGGCTCTTATGAAAATGCTGATGAAAGCGTACATTATGTTCTGTGTAAAGATGAAATCGATTTATGTGAACGATTTCTTGCCGATTGGTCAAATAATCATCCTGATGTGCTTACTGGTTGGAATATCAAGTTCTTTGATGTTCCCTATCTAGTCAATCGTTTCACACACATTCTAGGCGAAGATGATACAAAGAAGCTTTCACCTTGGGAAATTTTATCACAGAGAAAAACCACATTCAAAGGTAAAGAACAAACGATCTATGATTTAGTCGGTGTTTCTGTACTGGACTATTTTGAGTTATATCAATGGTACGCACCTGGTGGTAGAAATATTGAGAACTATCGTCTTGATACAGTCGCAAGCGTTGAACTTGATGAGAGAAAATTATCATATGATGAGTATGATAGTCTGCATCAACTTTACAAATTAGACTATCAAAAATTTATCGACTACAATATCAAAGATGTAAGATTGGTTCTTAGACTTGAAGATAAGTTGAAGTTAATTGAACTTGCACTCACTCTTGCATATGATACAAAAACAAATTATGATGATGTGTTTGCACAGACAAGGATGTGGGATGCATTGATTTATAACTATTTGCTTGATAAGAAGATTGTCGTGCCACCACGCCGCGTTTCAAAGAAGAGTGAAGCATTTGAGGGTGCATATGTTAAAGATCCGCAAATCGGACTACACAATTGGGTTGCATCATTCGACTTGAATAGTCTGTATCCACACTTGATTATGCAGTATAATATTTCACCAGAAACACTTGTGGAAACTTCAGAATATACCAATAACATGCGTGACCTTGCAATTAACGCATCCGTTGAAAGCCTGCTTAACCGCAAACTGGACACTAGTGTGTTGAAAAATGTGACCATCACACCAAACGGTCAATTCTTTTGTACCGATAAACAGGGTTTTCTTCCTGCAATGATGATCGAAATGTATGATGATCGTAAAAAGTTCAAGAAAGAAATGTTGAAATCACAACAAGAATATGAGAATGAAAAAGATCCAGCAAAGCGAAAAGAAATTGAAAAATTAATTGCACGATACAATAATCTACAACTTGCAAAGAAAGTCTCATTAAACTCTGCTTATGGTGCAATAGGTTCTCAGTATTTCAGATTTTATGATTTGCGCCAAGCACTTGCTGTTACACAAGCGGGTCAATTGTCTATTCGTTGGATTGAAAACAAACTCAATGAATATCTGAATAAAGTATTGAAAACTGAAAAAGATTATGTTATTGCTTCAGATACAGATTCGATTTATCTTAATCTTGGTCCATTGGTTAATTCTGTGTATCAACAGAAGCCAGATACTACGAAAATTATTTCCTTCATGGACAAAATCTGTGAAGAGAAGATTCAACCTTATATTGACGAGAGTTATCAGAAGCTTGCTGAATATGTCCATGCGTTCGACCAAAAGATGCAAATGAAACGCGAAGGTCTTTCTGACAAAGGTATTTGGACTGCAAAGAAACGTTACATTTTAAACGTATATAACAATGAGGGTGTGCAATACGCAAAGCCTAAACTCAAAGTCATGGGCTTAGAGATGGTCAAGTCATCAACACCAGTTATTGTTCGTGACAAAATGTACAAACTGGTTGATTTGATTGTAAACACCAATGAAGAAACCGTACAAAAATTTGTGGCTAATTTTAGGGAAGAGTTTCGTAAATTACCTGTTGAAGATATTTCTTTTCCACGTGGTTGTAATGGCTTGAAAGAATATGCAGATTCCGTTACGATATACAAGAAGGGCACACCGATCCATGTTAAAGGCGCAATTTTATATAATCATTTTCTGAAGCAGCACAATCTGACGAACAAATATCCTTTAATAAAAGAAGGTGAGAAACTGAAATTTACTTATCTCAAGACACCGAATCCGTTTAGAGATATGGTAGTTTCTTTTCCCACTAGACTGCCTAAAGAGTTTGAGCTGCAAAAATACATCGACTATGAGACACAATTTGAAAAAACTTTTCTTGAGCCAATTAAATTAATTCTTGATTGTATTGATTGGAAAACAGAAAAGCAATCTACACTAGAAAGTTTCTTCACATGAAAAATATACGGATTATCAAAACTGATATCAATGTTTCAAAAATAGTTAGACAGTTAAATGAGCATCCAGAAGATTGGAACTATCAACAGAAACTTCCTGAGAGTAAAGTTTTGGATCCACATGTTTATATTAGTGAAGCTGCGGTTCTTCAACTTGTTATTGGCACGATAGAAAATCCAGATGAGTACGTTTTTGATTCAGAAGGATGTATGCCAGCACCAGCGTACTATAGACACACTGCTGCCATTGCATTTCTAAAACGACATTTCAAAAACTTTAAACGAGCAGGATTTCTTGCATTACCTCCAGGTGGTGTCACTGGAAAACATATTGACTTTGGAAACTATTATTTAACCAAAGATAGATATCATTTATCAATTCAAGGTACATATGAATACAATGTAGAAGATGAAACAATTATTGTTGAGCCAGGCACATTATTTTGGTTTGATAATAAGAAAGAACATTCAGCGAAAAACATAGGAAACGTGGATAGAATCACATTGGTATTTGATGTGCCACATTCTAAAAGTAATCCATGATACATGTAATACTACCATTTCTTACTGCACTTGCGCTGTCAGGTATTGCAGCATACTATTCGGTAATTGGTCTTGCACAAATCTTTCCAGGTTCTTACTGGCCAATTATCATCATGGGTTCAGTGTTAGAGGTAGCAAAGTTAGTTACCGTTTCGTGGGTATATAATCATTGGAAGTCAACATTCTCTGCGCTCAAAGTTTATTTTTTAATTGCTGTTGTATTGTTGATGGGTATTACATCAATGGGTATTTTTGGCTATCTGTCAAAAGCACACATTGAACATTCAAGTACAATTGCACCACAAGTAGCAAAGGTAGAAATATATGAGGAAAAGATCAAAGTTATTCAATCGCAGATCGATAGGAACAACAAGAACCTTAGTCAGTATGATGAGGCTGTCGATCAAATTATGGGCAGGTCGAAAGATGAGAAAGGTGCCGAGAAGGCAAATCAGATCCGCAAAGCCCAACAGAAAGACCGTGAGAGAATCATTGCTGAGACTAAGAGGCTTCAAAAAGAGATACAGACACTCACAGAGGAAAAGCTCCCTTTATTCTTGGAAGTTCGCAAGGCTGAATCGGATTTGGGACCAATCAAGTACGTGGCTGAAGTAGTTTATGGCACACAAGATCGTGATTTGATTGATAAAGCAGTTCGATTGGTAATCTTTGTTATCATTATCGTTTTTGATCCTCTTGCGGTATTGTTATTGATTGCAGCAAATCAAACGTATTGTAAATTAAAAGATGAAGATGAAACTGTGCCTATTAAAAAGGCAATCAAAAAGAAGAGGATTGACATTACACCCACTCGTAGTTTAGAATCATTCTTTATAGACGAAAAGCATACAGTTATACCTAAAGACAAAATTGCAGACATTGGAGATATAAATGAGCGTACTTGATAAATTAAAGAAGTCATCAACTATTAAAGACAGTTCAATACTGTCGAAATCAAAGTTCTTTACTGAAAAAGATATGATACGAACGGATGTGCCTATGATAAACGTGGCACTTTCTGGTTCTCTTGAAGGTGGTATTACACCAGGTCTAACGATGTTTGCTGGGCCATCAAAGCACTTCAAAACTGCATTTGCTCTGTTAATGGCATCAGCGTACATGAAAAAGTATCCTGATGCCGCTGTACTGTTTTATGACTCAGAATTCGGTACACCACAAAAATATTTTGAAACATTCAATATCAATATGGATAATGTATTACATACGCCAATTACTGATGTCGAACAATTGAAGCATGATATCATGAGTCAGTTACAGAACGTTGAAAAAGGTGATCGTGTGATTATCATTCTTGATTCAATTGGCAATCTTGCATCAAAGAAAGAAGTTGAAGACGCAATTGAAGGTAAATCTGTTGCTGATATGTCACGTGCAAAACAAATTAAGAGTTTGTTCCGCATGATTACACCACATCTGACACTCAAAGACATACCGATGGTTGTTGTCAATCACACATACAAAGAGATTGGTATGTTCCCAAAAGATATCGTTGGCGGTGGTACAGGTTCATATTATTCAGCAGATACGATTTGGATTCTTGGCCGTCAACAAGAAAAAACTGGAACCGAATTGACGGGTTATAATTTCATTATTAATGTAGAAAAATCAAGGTATGTTCGAGAAAAGTCTAAAATTCCTGTTACTGTATCTTTTGATGGTGGCATTAACAAGTGGTCTGGTCTATTGGATATTGCACTCGAAAGTAATTTCGTAACGAAACCGAGTAATGGTTGGTATGCAAAAGTTGATCAAGAAACAGGTGAAGTATTAGAGAAGAAACGATTTGATGATACGCAAACTGAAGAGTTTTGGAAAGATATTCTTGTAGATGAACGTTTCAAAGAGTTCGTAAGGAAAAAATATGAAATCACTTATGGCAACATTATGGGAGAAGATGATTCCATGGAAGAAGAAAATGAAGAAGCCTCAGCATGAGATTGATTATGTTCTAATAGATTCTGACGATAAAACAAAAACTGGTGTTGGAATTAAGACAGGTAAATTTGCTGGAGTATTGTATCATTACGGAAAAGCAAGAATTACTGAAGAAGAAACTCACGCTAGAATGAGTTTTAGTTATACGATAATTTCT